TTAAATAACTTTTCTCATGCTCCCCTGCCCGTGGGGGCGCCCTGGGGGCAGTGCCGTTGGCATCTGATTGTTCAGCATGTTGACCTGATCCTGGTTCATGTCGCCAATCCACTTGGAGTAAACCTCGTACACCATGCGCGCATCTTCATGTCCCATCTGACTCGCTATGAATGACGGGTTCGCTCCGGCCATCAACGTCCAGCATGCGTAGGTATGCCGTGACTGATAAGGATTCCTTTCGCGGATATTTGCAAGTTTAGTGCCTCGCTTCCAGCCATAGGCAATCGAGTTCTTGGAGAAGTAACTGCCTTTTTTTGACGAATATGCTGTTGGTGAAAAAACGAAGCGAAGAGATTGCTGCTCAGTTTTTCCGATCTCCCGATGGTGAAATCGAATTTCTTGCTTCGGATTAGCGCCGGTGACTTCGTATTGTTCCTTCAGTGCATCCAGAGCAGGTTTAAGCAACGTTATCGTCCTTATTCCGGCATCTGTCTTAGGGGGTACAAATACTCGCTTATTCGTCAAACTTCTGGATACGTGGATTTCACCTTTTACCAAATCAATGTCTTCCCATGCCAAGGCGCATATCTCGCCCGGCCTCATCCCCGTATGTACGGCAACAATAATGATTAATGCCTGGCTACGGGGAAGGGCGGCTATCAGTGCCTGGTACTCATGAAGTAAAAGTGGGTCGGGATCATTTTTAGATAACTTGAGTCGCGACACTCCTTCATAAGGAGCATGCAATATAAACTGGCTTCGGTTTGCGAGCTTAAGCATTTCTGATAAAACTGCCATCTGTTTATTGACTGTTGAGGGCGCGCGGCCCTGCCTGGCCAGATTCGGCATTGCCGGGTTAATAATTGTCCCGGTTAATAACTCCTTTCGGTAATGCAAAATGTCGGCATGCTCAATATCTACCAGACGGGTATTTTCTCCGATTACACGCAGTAACGTATTTACGACTGAAGTAAGCGATAGCAGTGTTGCACCAGATACCTCTAAGGCTTTGGTATCTGTAAAAAAATTACTTAGCTCTTTAAACGTGGTGATTTTTTTGGTTGTGATGAACTTCTTAAGCGCTTTGGATTCCGGAAAACGTTCCGCATAGTCGAACTTACCGAGCTGTATTTCACTTGTGATGAGCGCGCGAAGATTTCCAGCCTTTTTAATGTTGCTGCTGTTCACCGTCCAGCCCCGAAGGACTTCGCGGCAACGTTTGCCGCGATAGGTAAATGTGATCCGTATTTTTCCATTATGCAGCTCAACGCCGGTTGGAAAGTCCATCATGCTTCCTGTACTAATTGGTTAATCTTTGGATAGTTGTACCAAAGCAGACCTTTAGAATTGTCAGTTTCGCCGAGAGCTGTCAGATGTTTGAAATGCACGCCTTCGATCCACAAATTCAACCGATAACTTTTAATTTGTCTTTCAGACAAGCCGGTCTTTTCTGTTAGTCGCGCTTCAACCATCCACTCTTCGCTGAAAATGAGTTGCGACATACATAACTCCGATGCCGCCAGCCACAACAGTACATGCTGCAACTGGCTGTAAGTGAAAACCTAAAATCAGTTTTTTGTCAGGAGCTGCCAGATTGCAGATACGTATTTGACCTGATGCCGGGCGTCAGAAAGCGCATTGTGCATACCTCCCTCAAACGGGATGTCGAAGCGCGGATTGATAACATTGCGTTCGGGCTCCATTGGATTGTAAGATACCCGGCAGCTGATGATCGCCGCCTAAGGTAGTGGTTATTGGTCAAAACTCGTTCCGGAAAGCTTTGGTCGGCTGACCGGGTACTTAACCCGCCTTGCGCGGGTTTTGTGCTTTATGGGGTAGGTGATTTTCCCTGCGCCAGCTGTGCGACGGGGACCCACTCCAGAGCATTCAGCACGGGCTCAAATGAATCAGGCGTGTGAGTAACGGCGCGAACGACGTCAGCCACGCTGGGGTTTGCTTTGCTAAGGTGGTACCCGCCACCAGCGCCACGCTGGCTGGTGACGATTTCACTGCTGCGCAGCTTCGAGAAAATCTGCTCGAGGTAAGACACAGACAGCTTTGATTCTTTACTGATAGATGCGACGGAAACAGGGCTGCCGTTGTAAATCCTGTTGAGGATGGCAACCACCTGAACAGATGCCACCACACGTTTCATTCCAAACTCCATAGTCACTTCCTTGCTGATGCTGGCAACAGCCATTGGTCAAACTCGTTATGAACGAACTGCAGTCTGTTGGTCGGCAGACGGGTCGCCCTTCTGGGCAAGCGTGTAGCAAATCAGTCGAATGATTACTTCAATGCGATTTAGATGTACGGCCTGACACCGCACTGGTTTACGTGCGAAATCGATCATGGATTTATCCTCTTGCGTTGCCCTTGTCGCCAGGCTGGCGGAACGTTGAACCTGCTGCGTGTTAATACTTGTCATCTCATCCGGTGATTCGTATGCCGCCGGCAGCTACTTCGTGGGCGTCCTGCCTTGATGACGTTTTTCAAACTGTGTTTATATTTAAACTCTAATTGTGTTTAAAAGTCAACACAACGTGTGTTTAAGGTGGTGTTGATGATAACGATATGGGAAAAGGGAAGGTAAAAGGCATAAAAAAACCAGCCAAGTCGGCTGGTTAGATTGTTAAAAATTGTAGCTTAGTCGTCAGTTGGCTTTAATCGTCCCCGAAGGTACTTCTCGACATACTCATCAATTTCTTTCAGCCGCAATTGAAAGGTATCGATCATTCTGTCTTGTTCAGACTCCGGCAACTGGTCAAAAAGAGTAATCAACTTACGATGTTTTGGCGTTAACCATGATTCGGCGTGATCATCACCAAACATTAGCTCAGCCGGGCTAATTCCGAGAGCTTTAGATATCGTTATAGCGTCATCAACGCCCACATTGCGGCGACCTGCTTCATAGTTCCCGATGCGTGACTGAGCCCACCCACATAACTCTGCGAGTTTAGATTGCGACATGTTTTTCTGTTCGCGTAGCTGCTTAAGTCTGGCGGCAATTGCAGTGTTTATATTCATTACTGATTTTTACCACGTTACGTGTTAACGCTCAAAGAACGTTTCGTCTTGACTATCTAACACATTGTGTGTTTAATTCAGCTAAACACTATATGTGAGGACAAGATGAACAACATCGCCAAAGAACGGCAAGCGCTCGGTTTAACTCAAGAGCAATTAGCCAAATTATTCGGGTGGCGTCAGTCAAGGCTCTCAAATTATGAGAACGGAACACGTCAGCCTGGCCTACCGGAATGCAGATTGATTGTGGAGAAGCTTAACGAGTTAGGGCGCACCTGCTCTCTTGATAGTGTATTTCCGCCACAAAGCGAGGTCTGAAAGATGCAATCAGTAGCTTATACCCATAATAAACCACGAGTAGCCGCTGCGGTGAAATCGCAAAATCAATTTAAACCCCAGTGCCGTGACAGCATCCACCACCGTGTCATATTGGCCGCCGTTCGTGAATGGGAATCGACATTACCAGGACAGGCACAGGAACGGATCGCTCAGCTGGTGGCTGAAGAGTGGGCCAAGGCAGATGGCCGCGGAATTGCTGTTAATAAACAGAATTTATTCAGATATCTGAAAAACGAGGGCGGTTCGGAAAAGTACACGGCTTACATTATGCAGCTGTCAGGTTCAATTATTGCCGCTATGCCAGTTCAGATTGCCAGAAAGCACGGGTTAAGTAATGCGAGCACAGAAGCAGAGCTGGTGGCGAACGCTATCAAAGAGTGCAGTGAGGCACACCATGCGAAATTAATTGGCGCGCCATTACAAAAGCTCGAGAAGGAGATTCGTGAGGCGGCAATCGCATTGTTCAACATGTTACCTGCTGACGCGGCGGGGCCACTACTGGCGAGTATAAGCGCCGTAGCGCCGCAATTGTTTTAATCGAGTTTTGAGCAATAACCATTACGCGCCGGGAAACCGGACAAGGGAGTTACCATGGCAGCTCTGCCTTACATGCAACTTTACATTGCTGATTACCTGGCGGACACCATGCATCTGTCTACAGAAGAGCATGGCGCATATTTGCTACTGATGTTCAATTATTGGCAAACAGGTCGCCCGATCCCCAAAAACCGACTATCGAAAATTGCACGGCTGAGTAACGACCGTTGGGATGCCGTTGAACCTTCGTTGAAAGAGTTTTTTAACGATAACGGAACCGAATGGGTACAGGAGCGTATAGAGCGTGATCTGGAGGCGGTTAAAAACTCAATCAGCCAAAAGTCAGCAGCTGGAAAAGCATCAGCTCAGGCGAGAAAAGCTAAAAAAGGAGCGTATAACCAACAAAATAACAACGGGTGTTCAACGGGTGTTGAGCCACCGTTAAAACAGAACGCCAACGGAAACCCAACTAATAAAGATCCAGATACAGATCTAAAAGAAAACCAAGAGAGAGAGTTACACGCGCCAGGTGACTTTTTACCGCCCATAGGCAAATTTCCGATCACAGATGACTGGATTCCCGGTGATGACTTTGTACGCCAGGCTGCGCAGTGGGGGATAAACCTTGGGGATCTACCAGGATATACCGCCGTCGAATTACAGCAGTTCCGCGACTACTGGAAATGCGAAGGTAAAGTTAAACACCACATCCAGTGGGAACAGACTTTTGCTTCCAGCCTGAAAACATCGCGCGCCAATTCTTCCACTCCATCGGCAGGTACACGCCGACAGGCTGGCTTTGGCGTTTCACAACCTGACACTCAGATCCCACCGGGATTCAGGGGGTAATGATGAAATCGACGCATGATTTGCTTGCCCGTTTATCTGGGCAAATATTGCCTGTGGAATTTATCGCAAAAACGTAACCCATTTACGGGTTGTGAAGTAACTAAAACGAGTATTGACCAATGACTATAGAAATCTCTCAGAAAGACCGGGATACCAAATCCTGGCTGCAACAGACTATTGCTGAACTTGAACACGAGCGCGACGTAATTCCCGGAGCTTTGAACGAGGATGCTGCCATGGCGCTTAAGGTTATGAAACTGGCGATGGCGACTATTGGCCCGGAGCAAAAGGTAAACAAGCACCCGGCACATGGTCCTTTATCTTTCAATCGCCTGAACCAGATACGCGAAATACTCAGCCAGGCAGCAGCACAAAGCGATGGTGGTCATCTTGGCTACGCAATGGCTGATGCTGTGAAGGTTATTGATGAGGTGCTGGAGTTTCGCATATCCAATAACAAAAAGTGCGGCATATGCGCCGATTGCGTGCCTCAGATTGATGGTGGCTCTGGATTCAAAAATTGCGCATGAGTTTCTGGAACGCCGCAGGCGACTGCTTCAATCAACTAAAACGAGTTCTGACCAATGACCAATTATCGTGTTACTCAAAAAGAGATGGTGATTGCTGCTATCAATCATATGCCTGGATGCACACTACGAGACATTTGCGAAGCCCTGGAATTAACAACCAGCAATGCAGGGAAGTTATTACGTCGGCTCACCAAAGAGGGAATTATAGTTAAAAAACCTGAGGACAGAGAGCCTGTATACAGTGTTAAATAAGGGATCAGGATACCTAAAATTATTTTGCCTTTTATGTTAGAAGAAGAGAGTCCCCTGGAAACCAGACAGTTAGAGATATTAGCAAAAAGCCTCGAGGATAAGGGGCTCTGGAGGCGGGCTGCGACTGTGTATATTGATATCCTGGCACAGGTCAAAAATTCCAAAGATGTACTGAGAATTGCAGAAAAACGAAACCGTTGCGTAGAGCGTTCCAGAGGCATGAATTAACTTGGCTCATCGCAACGAGTCCTAGCTCTGATTCTAACTGACAGTTTGCGTAGTCAGAACGTAATCAAATCTTACCGTCCGCTTTGAGCGAAAAGCAGACCTTCACCCATAGTGGTAATACTAACACTGCCAAGTGAAGAGCTACGGTGAGCAGGTCACTAACTTTGGGGATCGATTACTAGTAAAGATCCTGTATCGTCAATTAAGTATATTGTTTACTTCTGTTGCATCATTCTTCATAAGATTAAAAATAATTTTAGGCTATGGTACAAGGCTGATAAGGATAGGAGCATAAGGAATGCAATTTGTAACAAACGGACCTGATATTCCTGAGTCTCTTTTGCAGGCTCATGAAGAAGGTCGGGTGGTTTTTTTCTGCGGCGCGGGCATCTCATACCCCGCACGTCTGCCGGGTTTTGAAGGGTTGGTCAAGGAAATTTACCGACTAAATGGAACAAAACCTTCTGAACTTGAACAAGCTGCTTTGGATCGGGGCCAGTATGATGCCACATTAGATCTTCTTGAACGTCGTTTACCCGGTCAGAGAATTGCCGTTAGACGGGCACTTGTGAGTGCATTGAAACCAAACACCCGCATCAAAGGTGCCGTTGATACTCAGACTGCGCTGTTACATCTGGCACGTAATCATAAAGGGTCGCTAAGACTGGTCACGACAAACTTCGATCGCATTTTTCATGTAGCAGCCAAACGAACTCGTCAAACCTTCCACGAATATTCATCTCCTATGTTACCTATTCCAAAGATTAGTCGATGGGATGGACTGGTCTTTTTGCATGGATTGATACCAAATAAGCCTGATGATACTGCCCTAAATCGGCTAGTTGTTACCAGTGGCGATTTCGGGCTGGCATACCTGACTGAACGCTGGGCTGCACGTTTTGTAAGTGAGTTGTTCCGGAACTATGTGGTTTGTTTTGTGGGGTACAGTATCAATGACCCTGTATTACGCTACATGATGGATGCTTTAGCGGCTGACCGTATGCTGGGTGAGAACACCCCGCAGGCCTGGGCATTAGGTGATTGCGAACCAGGACAGGAAGAGCAAAAAGCCAATGAGTGGGGGGCTAAAGGTGTTACCCCTATTCTCTACAATGTTCCTGCTGGTAGCATAGATCATTCTGCCTTACATAATACCCTGCATGCTTGGGCGGAAACATACCGTGATGGGGTCCAGGGGAAAGAAGCGATAGTTGTCGAACATGCTCCCGCACGGCCACAGGATACAACGAGACAGGACAATTTCGTCGGACGCATGCTCTGGGCATTATCCGATAAATCAGGATTACCCGCGAAACGCTTCGCTGATTTTGATCCCGTTCCTTCACTGGACTGGTTGCTGGAAACATTCAGTCTTGAGACTTTTGGGCATGAAGATTTAATTCGGTTTGGTGTCCCTCCTCAGGAAGAGGAGGATACGAAGCTTCGTTTTAGTCTGGTCCGACGCCCTGCGTCTTACACACGTGCGCCTTATATGTGTCTGGCATCACGAGGTGTAGCCAATAGCCAATGGGATGATGTGATGAATCACATTTTCCGCTGGCTGATACGGCACCTTGACGACCCCCGACTGATAATCTGGATAGCTGAGCGTGGTGGGCAACTTCAAGAACGTTGCGTTTTTTTGATTCAGGATAGATTGGACAGACTAGCTACGCTTGAGCTTGATGGCAACACCGCTGAGCTGGATAGAATTAGATTAAGCTCTCCCAAAGCAGTTCCTGGCCCCCTAATGCGAGTTTTATGGAATTTACTACTCAGCGATCGGCTGAAACTACCGGGACATAATCCTGACCTATATAACTGGTTTAGGCAGCTTAAAAGGGATGGTTTGTCCACTACTATGCGTTTTAAATTGCGTGGATTACTTGCGCCAAAGGTTTTATTGAGAAAGCCCATTCGTTGGGATTACGACGTAAGTGATCCTGATACACCGCTTAGCATCAGGCACTTGGTAGACTGGGAACTGGTTCTCACTGCAGATCATGTGTACTCCACTCTGAATGAACAGGATAGTGACAACTGGAATATAGCTTTACCTATACTGCTGAACGATTTTCAACAGCTTTTGCAGGATGCACTGGATCTGTTGCATGAACTTGGAGAAGCTGATGCGTTTAAGGATCGTTCATACTGGGATCTTCCATCTATTACCCCACACTGGCAGAATCGGGGATTTCATGATTGGGTGAGTTTAATTGAGTTACTGCGAGATTCATGGCTCGCAGTTAAGGCTAATGATGTCCCACGCGCGACAATCATTGCATATGGATGGTTTGAGCTACCTTATCCTACCTTCAAAAGACTGGCTCTTTTTGCCGCCAGCCATGATAACTGCATCCCTTACGAAGAATGGGTCAAATGGTTGTTAAGCGATGATTCCTGGTGGCTGTGGTGTGTTGAGACCAAGCGGGAAGTTAATAGATTGTTTGTGTTACAAGGTAAGCATCTGAGCGGATTTGCGCAGGGGAATCTTGAAACAGCAATCCTTGCAGGCCCGCCACGTAATTTGTACCGGGATGATCTTGAAGATGGAAGATGGGAATATATAACTGATCGTTCTGTCTGGTTACATCTTGCTAAATTAAAAGCCTCTGACCTAAATCTGGGAGCAGTAGCAACGACACGACTGGAAGAAATATCCAACAGATATCCAACGTGGGAGTTGGCTGACAACGAGCGTGACGAGTTCTCTCACTGGATGAGCGGGACAGGCGACCCGGATTTTGAGGACAGCCGAGAGATTGAATCTGCTCCTCGAAAACGACATGAGTTGGTCATATGGTTACAAAAGTCAGAACCAGAACACCAGTCTATGTACGAAGATACCTGGCGAGATGTTTGCCGTACACGATTCTTTCATAGCGCATATGCACTTTGCGAACTGGCGAAAAGTGATATCTGGCTCACTGAGCGCTGGCGTGTAGCTCTCCAGGCCTGGGCAACTGATGATCTGGTTTCACGCTCGTGGCATTATGTTGCACCCATAGTCCAGACCATGCCAGATCATTATCTCAAGGAGATTATCCATAGTGTGGCATGGTGGATGGAAACGGCTTCTAAGTTTATAAACCACCACAAAGATATACTTATCGGGCTCTGTCGCAGAATACTGGCATTACCACTTGAAGTTGGTACCGATGCGAATATTGTCATCAATGGTAATAAATCATACAGTCCGGTCGATGCTGCGATAAATCATCCCATCGGACATGTTACTCAGGTTCTGGTGAACCTGTGGTTCAAACAAGAGCCAAATGATAACGAGCAACTTCCTGATTATCTTAACTCTATTTTCAGTGCGCTCTGTGATCCTAATATCAAGCGATTTGTTCATGGGCGAGTGATGCTAAGTTCACAGCTCATTGCACTTTTCCGTGTAGACCGCCCTTGGACAGAACAATATCTTTTACCATTTTTTAGCTGGACCAATCCCTTTGAAGCGAAGTCTGTGTGGGAAGGCTTTCTCTGGTCGCCTCGCCTTTACCAACCATTGATGAATGCTTTTAAGTCCCAATGCCTCGATAGCGCAAACCATTATGCAGAACTTGGTGATCATCGTCAGCAATATGCAACTTTCTTAACATACGCAGCACTAGGCCCGACAGCAGATTACACTACGGAAGAGTTTCGTGCCGCTTTTGAAGCTCTCCCACCAGAAGGTCTTGAACAATGTGCTCTGGCACTCTATCAAGCGCAGGAAGGAGCTGCTGACAAGAGAGAGGATTATTGGAAAAATAGAGTCCTTCCGTTGTGGAAACACATCTGGCCAAAATCTCGGAATCTGCTTACATCTCAAATGACCGTTTCACTGGCCCGGCTAATAATTGCTACCGGCGATGAATTTCCTTCGGCTTTGAACAACGTAATTAATTGGCTAGTACCTGTTGAACACCCTTACTACGTCGTGCATCGTCTGCATGAATCCGGCCTATGTACCCGTTTTCCTGTCGAAGCAACATTGCTACTGGGGTCCATCATTACTGATGATAATCGGCAATGGTTATCTAATGAATATGGTGCTTGCCTGAATGACATTCTCCAGGCAGCACCAAAACTTGAGCAAGACGCACAATATTTACGTCTAAGAGACTATTACAGGAGGAACAGTGCCTGAGAAAAGTTCGATAAATAATCCTAAGTAATTGCTGGTAAGAGTTTCAATGTAGCTTTAGCAATGTCCGCTCCTGGCACAGGGCGGACATTCTGACTGAACCGAAGGTCCGCTTTGAGCGAAAAGCAGACATCTACTGATGACTACTGCCTATTTTCATTATTTTGAAAGTAACATTCCTGTCACGTGTAGGGCATGTGCAGTCTCAGAGCTGTCAGGATTGCGAGTTTTGATAAAGATCCCTGCAGTTAGCATAGATGTCCCCAAAAACCACAACCATTCCGTACTTTTCCTTCCGCATCTCCTAGAAAAAGTGTACGCCTTTTGCCTTGATGACGTTGTAGTCCCCTCAGAAGTCGTGGGTCTGCAAGAACAGAAATACCGCCCGCCGATATAGCCTTCCTGACGCTCGTTTAAAGAGGTGAAGTACCGGCTCTATCATGACGGAGCCGGTACCCTATTCAGCTAATATGGTGCATCTCTGTTTATCTCATTAGCTAGGCTTTTAAGAGAATCCGAAATAGCTTTATATCTACCTTGTAGCTTTAACCATGTTCCAGAAGTCCCTATCCTCTTTTGACCTGTAACCTTAAGGGCTGCCCGTTTTGATTGCGAACTTTCATGTGCAGCATAGTTTCTTAATGCGGTTAACTTTTCAAGTGGGTCTGTATACTTTGTTTTTTTAACTATCGATATTAAATAATGGTCGTCTGGGAGGTATTTTTTTAGGTTTTTTATTAAACCATTTCTTCCTTTGAAATTAAAATACTCTCCGCCCAGAACGATATATTCGCACACTTCGTCTGTAAGGTGTTTTGGAAATTCAATTCCTGTTCTAGCAGATATAACTGACGAATCATTATTGATTGCACCAACAATCACATGAAGCATCATTTGCTCAAACTCTCTATACAAACTAATGATTGCATAGTCATGGCACCATGATTGCTGAAGGTCAGATAAACCAGAAATGCTTGTCATAACAAAATTTTCAAGATCATTAGCTTTAACAATGAAGTCCGACGATGTTTTTTTAATGCTTTTCTTTCTAGCCATGATGCTCCCTTTCATAAAAAATTTTACTACTTCTATCCTCAATTCAGTTTTAGATACTGAATCTACCATGCTTGTTCAGACTATAACGTCTATCCAAATTTAACAAATGACTATTAACGACTTCCGGATGGAACTGGCCTGTTCCCCAGTGCTCCACACAAACAGTTATTCGTTACGTCCGCTCTTGGCACGAAGCGGACAAGTTACATGAGTCGAAGGTCCGCAGCTAGCGAGGAGCTGAAGTTGGCACTGGACGATCCTCACGCCCCTGGAATGGTAAAAATGGACATCAGTGCCATCGCCTGAAGCGACATGATTACCCTTCAAGCGTCATGCCGCTCTGATATTAGGGGATTTTCTAAAGAATAGAGAAGAAAAGCCTTGCGATTCTGACCATAAAAATAAAAATTGTTGGAGTAATCTATTAACCAACTATAAAAATGGAATCAATGATGGGTTTGCCTGTTCCGAAAAAAAATTTACGGATTTACGACTTGCTGCAACTGGCCGGTATGTCATTAGATGACTGGCCACATGCTAACTCACCCAACCACAACCAACGCTGGGCTTGGCTTGAGGGTGATATCGCAGTGGTTAATGTGTGGACCGATAACATCCAGATATCGACCGGCTCGGAAGATACATACACGACCAGCTACCAAGCTCGGGGTCAGGACAGGAAAGGAAAGGAAACCGATGACATTTATAAGGAGATTATTCGCCGGAGGTTGCCGGTCCGCGTGCTGCTGAAGGTACGCAATACGAGCAAGCGCATTCTGGATACCGAACAGTGGTCTGCTGCCTACGACGATCTGACAGGTGTATTATTCCTTACCCGAGGTGAAGTCGCTCAATACGAAGATCAGCATGGTGATTTTCGTGATGACAGCAGTATAGAGAAATCAGAAGCAGCCCGCAGGAGCAGTGGGTTGCGACTGCAGGCATTAAAAAGAAGCCGTGGAATTTGTGAGTATTGCGGCGAGCCGGGATTTTTGACGAGCAAAGGGACTCTCTTTGCTGAGGTGCATCATATTCAGCCTTTGAGCGAAGATGGTCTCGATACACTGGCTAATCTTGTAGTACTTTGTCCCAATGATCACAGGCGAGCGCACCATTCAACGGAGAGCGACAAAATGAGGCTGTTTTTCACCCAACTCCGTAATGCCTAGCAGGAAGTGTAATTACCCGGTTAGGATGCCGCTCACTAGGCATTTTCTGCGAAATTGCATGTGACTTGACTACCCATATGCATTTTACTTGGCGACCGTTTGCGAATCACTTGCTCGCCAGAAAAGTTTTGCTTAACTCAGTACATTAGACGAAGCTCGGACAAAACGGTACCTGTGCACGATTTACAGTGAGGTAAAAATCGGTTTGCAACCTTGTTGTGGGTTAGTAGCGCCCGCTTCTGGCACGGAGTGGACTGTCAGTTTAGGTTTTGCTCTGTAACGTAAGAGTACCTGCTCAGGTGAGAGCTAATACATGTAACGGTACATGACTTGAAAACGATATATTTAGCATAGCTTCCTAATTAATAAAGATTCATGTTTTTCAGTAGTGCCACACTCGGCCATTGCTGTAAAAATAGACAGTGGAAATGATAATTATTTCCACTTATTATTATTTATTTGGAAGGGAATAACACTATGAATAACAAGGTTTTTGGTGTGGCCATCATTGCTACTTTGTCTGCAGGTTTAGCTTTTAGTACTCATGCAAGTGAAACCGTAAGCAAAACAGAGGCTAAAACGCTGGTGAACGAAAATAATAAATTCAAAGTAGAGTATGATATTGATGATAAAGGCAAAGTTTTGAATATCAGAATCCCTGATGGAGTAGTTGATGCTGAAACCAAGCAAAAACTTACCAAGGAAATGGGAAACTGGACATTCGAAGCCGGAAGCCCAAAGACCGATGTTACATCTATGGTTACTTTAAAAAAATCATAGAACAATCTTCTTAAAAAAGGCGGCCATAGCTGACCGCCTGATCAATTAAATATTGAACAGTTGTTTGTTCATTTTCTCCATCATTCTTTCATTAATTAACGCTCCAGTCACCGTCATAAGAAGCGCAAACACAGCGATGCCAAGAGGTGTAACGGTCAGGAAACTAAATGTGAAAGCAACAGCCATAGAGGCTGCTTTCCCAACCGCCATGCTCTCGATTTTCAACATCGCGTCTTTCCATTCCCCGGTTCGGATACCTTTAGCAATTGCATTAGCTAGCTGAGAATAGTCAATTACCTGACTGGTAATGCCAAAGGCCTTGCTAAACTTCTGAAGATTTTTAGCCAGGGCATCTTTATTAACTGACTCGATAGCTTTTGCGATAGCTTCACGATCCTGCACGCTGAATTTACTGTTGATGGCGCTCTTATGTTTTTCGAAAGCGGCCAGCGCTTCATTGACGTTTCGAAGTTTTTTCCCCTTGGCTGATTCTGCCAGTTCTTTTGCAAGGGACGCGTTTTTCGCACCTAGCTTTTCAGTTACGTCACCATAAAAATCGCTGACGAGTTTCACAGAATCAACAACCCGAGATTGTTCTTCTTCAGCTTGCTTTTTCTTCTCGGCGTCCCGGTTAAGGATCTGGTTCGCGGTATTTAAAGCATTCTGAGCGGCAGATTTGTCGGACTTTTTACGTTCAACATCTCTTTTTTTCTGATTCTCCTGTGTGCGGTACCAGACAGGGTCAGTCGGATCAAAGATTTCCAGTTCATAAAAAAGATCCAGTTCCTTTTCTGCACGCTGCAGGGCGACTGTTGCCTCATTGAGGCGTTTCTGGTTTTTAGTTACTTCTGCTTGCGCCTTGTTGAAATTATCAACGGCAAGATTCAGTGCTTGCTGAGAGATCTGTAGAGGAGACGGGCCCGGAGTTGGTGCTGTCCCGGTACCGGAGGAGGCGTTACCACCACCGTTATTATTCCCACCATTACCGTTGTTGCCACCCCATGGTACGCCGCTGTCTTTACCGGGTTCGAGTGCATGAACACCATCAAAAGTCGCAGTGATACCATTACCCAGATCAACTGTCATGGAACCGCCATGGCCAACATTTGCACCATTGCCAGATCCATTTATACCGCCGCTTGGCAGGCGCCCACCAGGTCCATTTCCTGTTGGACCTCCTTTGCCAGAAGTACCGTTTACACCACCAGTCGGTCCACGACCACCACCGCCAAAAGCATTGTTGTGCGCGTTATCGCCACCATTTCCAGACATAAAAATTCCTCTTTGACGTTTAAAAAACAAAATTTGCAAATGACTGTATAAACATACAGCTCGTGGATTATTGCTTAACGTCAGAATTACAGTCAATTACGAATGCTTATCATTTTTGGTAGGTGCGATGTAAAAAGACCTTCAGATGGGAAAGGATTAAACCCTTATCTATTAACAGGTTGGGATGACTTTTTGAAACAGGTGACAGAATGGTAGAAAAATGATTTTTAACAAAATGTGCTGCTAAATTGTTGCAATCAGAAAATGATGGGGAGATAATGCTGTATGTTTATACAGTATAATAAGGAAGGGTTATGAAGATAGAGGTAACCGGTGATCATCCAAAAAAACTGGCCAAAAAATCAGTATGTAAGCTGAGACAGAACGTTACTTGTTGTTCTTTTACCTCCGTTCGTTATCTGAGTAGTTGTAGTGCAAATCCTACAGGAAGCGGTGAGACGCCAGAGGCTGGTTTTACCAAGCCACAGTAATGAATAAATGGACAGGCATTAGAAAGGGGATTTGCAGTGGTAATGATCAACAGTGTTTCGCAAAAAGGTTACGTAGTCATCCGATGCCATGATGGTGTCATCGTGGCCAGACTGCCTTCATTTCCGGAATGTACCCGGGCTCTTATGTACCGGCGCGGAGATGTTGCTTCGTTTGTACCGCTCCAGGACGATGAGATTATTGGTACACCAACCCTCTTTACAGAAATGCTAAAAAGAGCGGGTTATCGTGTCACGCAAAATTCTGATAGACTCTCGTCATAGGCCTGAACAACCTATACCTGCTGCGCCACTGGAGATAAACCATGGCGCAAAATCAAATCCAAAATACCCATTCACTGACGTTAACCAACGCCAGCGATTTTCTTTTTGCCGCATCCAGAGGTGCGTTATGAAGAAAAGCTGGTTTCAACATACTCAACTCACCACTGAGCAGGCTGACGAACTGGAAGCCCGCTATCGCGCAAAGCAGATTAAGACCGAACGTAGTCTGGATAATGACTTCATTCACTGGACGATCAGCGCGTTCTTGCCGGAAGTATCTAAGCCTCCTCGTCAGGACAGAACCTGGCAACAACGGATCTGGAGGTGATTGTGAAAGTCTACGATATCACCCCAATGGGCAAGCCCAGAATGACGCGCGCTGACAAATGGAAAAAGCGCCCCGAGGTTCTGCGTTACCGGGCTTTCTGTGATGAAGTTCGTCTGCAGGGTGTTGAGCTGCCGGAAAGCGGTTCGCATGTCACCTTCATTCTTCCGATGCCAGCGAGCTGGAGCAATAAGAAACGGACTGGGTTCAATGGTAAACCACACCAGGCTAAACCTGATTTCGACAATATGATGAAAGCCCTGATGGATGCTATTTACGAAGATGACGCTCACATCTGGGATTCACGCGTCACAAAATTATGGGGAGAGAAGGGACAAATAATTATCGGGGAGATTGCAGAATGAGGGCGCTGCTGAAGCCGGTGGTTGCTCGTGAGCTTGGAATTGTGCTGCTCAAGCCGGGCAGTGAGCTGATGTCATTATTCAGTTGTGAACGTGTGCTGGTGGAAAGCCAGCCAGCAGGTATGGAGCGTTTGCCTGCTGGCCGTGTTCCTGACATTCGCCAGCCGCTTGCCAGTGACGAGTCCCTGTGGCCGTTCTTCCTGGATGAAGAGGTTATGAAGGCTGCTGGTGGTTTGAGTGGCCTTGATTACTGGCTTCTGCGTTATGGCGGTAGCTGCTGCCAGTGGCCACACAGCGATTACCATTATCACGAGTTAACTACTCTGCGTCATGAACCCGGATCGGTTCTTCTGTGTGGACATTGCGATAACCATTTGCGTGACCACCACAGCGAACAACTTGCAGAGCTGGCGAGACGTAATGTTATTAACTGGATTATTAACTGCATCATGGTGGCGCTGAATATGGATTCTTCCAGAGAACTGTCGCTGGCGGAGCTATGCTGGTGGGCTGTTCGTATGGGGGTTACCGACGTAATTCCCGAATCAGTAGCCAGCCGGGCGCTCCGTATTCCTTCGGAAGAACATCAGTCAGTCATGCGTGAATGCGATATCAAACCGGGTGTAACCGCCACCAGCATCATTACAGCTAAAGCCTGCACAGTAACCGTGAACATGCCACCAGCGCAGGTACCTGCGGTTAAGCCCATAGTTGGTGTTCAGGTCGATCCTGAGTCTCCGCAAACCTTTATGAAACGTCCAAAGCGTATCCGCTGGACGTCCCCGCGATATCTGGAATGGATTAAAACACAGCCCTGCGAATGCTGCGGCAAACCATCCGATGACCCACATCATCTAATTGGCTGGGGGCAGGGAGGGATGGCAACGAAGGCGCATGATATTTTCGCGATCCCCCTGTGTCGTCAGTGCCATACAGAACTACATAACGACCCGGTGAAGTTTGAGCGAAAACATGCGCCTCAGCCGGTAATGATTATCAGAGTGCTGGATCGGGCTTATGGGCTCGGTGTTCTGGCGTAAACAGACGGGATGCACATATGAATCTGGACAATATTTTAAAGTTTTTTGCGCCAAAAGGTATGCACATATCTGATACCAGCAGAGCGACATCAAGCGAACTGCTAACTGTTACTGATGTTATGGCTGCTCTGGGAATGACTCAGGCCGATGCGGGGATCGGACTGGCAATGTTTCTAGGTAAAGCTGGTATCAGCAGCCAGGACAGAGAGGCGTCAATAGCTTGGCTTACGGAGTACGCGAAAGAGCATGCGCCTATGGCCATTCGCAAAGCATCAGGGAAAAAGTTCCCCCTCTGCATGCGTATCCTTGCCCGGTTTGCCTATAACGATTATTCCTCATCAGCAGCTGATAGCGTGGCATGCCCAAAATGTAGTGGTAAAGGGTTGCTCACAACCACTAAAACCGTGACTAAAAGCCATTACACCATGCGATTGCCACAATGGGCCAAAGACCTAAGACAGTCGCCATCTGACTTTGAGGTAAAACGTGATGTAACTGACACTGATCAAACGTTATGTTCCCGCTGCCATGGCACCGGAAAGTTAAGTAAGCGATGCCAGTGCGGCGGCACAGGTAAGACGTTTGACCGTAAAGCGACAAAACTGCAGGGCGTACCTGTTTACAAAGAATGTAAGCGCTGTGAAGGTCGGGGATACAGCCGGCCAAAATCATCGGTTGCCTATCGTGGTATTTTTTCTGAGTTGCCCAGTCTGCCTGACCGAACGTGGCGTTATAGCTGGAAACCATTTTATGAAAGCCTGGTGACCAAGTGTTTTCAGGAGGAGAGCTATACGAACACTCATTTAAATCGAGTTACTAAAAGTGATGATTTCAGGATTATCGCGTAATTTGACGTCACAATGTTTGCAATGTTGCCGTTTTTGTGTATATTTGACATTAACAATGGGCATTGTATGTTCACCGTTAGGAAACCCGCCATTGAGCGGGTTTTTTGCTATGATACTTCCAACATTTTTTCTGGGGGTTTTATGGCTTGGCAAGGAATACCTTTTGTATTAGAAAAACTCGAAGAAACTCTTTCTTCTTCTAACTTATCTCATCTTACTATTGATAAACTTCCTGCAGTTGTTGTTGAAAGTTCTTTTTCTTGGGAGAGCCTGCTCTCCGCCTTCATCGCTGGTACCATTCCTGCATACATCGCATATATAGCAATAAAAAACAGCAATCGATTAGCTGTGTTGCAAAATAAAATGCAGTCGCAGACTAAGATTTTCGAAGAAATCAGGATAGCTTCTGCAAATTATGTGACTGCACTTAACATGATTTCATCTGAATACAATCAATGGGCTAAAAGTGTTAGGCATCACGGAGTTGTGCTTAGTGTGCTTCAAATGCCAGAAAATTTGATAAAAATAATCCGTGATGCTGAGTTAAGTAAAAACACACTTACAATACTCATAGTGCCTGATGAAGATGGTAAAAAATTGATTTCCAAAATGGTTGATGCTCAGAATGCATTGAAACCATTCCTAAATTCAGTTGCTGCCATGCATGACTATAAAATGTTAAAAAAAGCAGGGGATGATTTTACTTGGGCTTGTCATGAATATCTGCTTGAAAAGCAAAAGTCAGTATAAAACTTAAATTTTAAACGTGGAGGTCGCATAAATGCGGCCTTTTTTATTCCCCTCATTCAGAGAGGACTCACAGCAATTAAGAGGGGTTAAATGTCCGATCCGATTTCCGGTACTGGGCTGGCTGGTGGTGTCCTGACGGGGGCCAGTGTCTATGGACTGTTAACCGGAACCGATTACGGTGTGGTGTTTGGCGCATTTATCCGGGTAGCCCGTTCACGGGTCATAAGTAACGAAGTGTGATGTATATGTCAGATCGTATGCGCCTGTTAGGACGCAACTGGAAACAGAACCTTATAGGCGTATCAGAAAAACCTCCGGCTATGCCGGAGGATATTTATTTAAATAATTTCACCAGTCTTATAACCAAATTTCTCAAGTTTTAGCCTGGCTTCTTCTGCAATCTGCCATGATGAATTAACGGCTACCCAGATATTAGAATGTGTTTCTGGCTGATTCAGAGTTAAAGAATCTATGAAAACTTGAATCGGGTTTATCAATCCCTCTCTTTTTGTGCTCTCCAAAACAGAGTTAAGACTGTTGCTGATACTTTTACAGGCTTCTGTTAGTGCTGCAATATCCGCATCAAAACTGGATAAGTACACTCTGAATCGTTCATTTTTCCCATTATTCACGATCTATCCTTTTTCATTGGTTGCTAGAACCAAGTAGTAGATCAGGAATTGAATTGGAGAGCAAGCTACTGTAATTGGCTAGTCTAACCTTGCTCGATGGAAAAATTATCAAACATCATTTTTAGGCTACCAAAGCGGCCTTTTTCATTTCAGGCTCACGGGAGTTATCCGCTACGTGCTTTGTTGATAAATCTAGCCCGTGAAGCCTGACCCTTTAATCACACAACGCCATCCGAAAAATCGGAGGTAGGGCTATGACCAGAATGAGCACCATTTACAGCAGACTTTCATATGGAACAGGAACCACGCTGACCGGCTGCGGTGTATCAGCGAAGGCATATGCCGAAACAGCTAAAACAGCAAAAGAGGTGTCCTGGATGTTGGCCGACAGAATTGCAGGGTTAAGCCTGAGCGACTGGGCAATTATTGTTGGTATCGCATGTACTGTTATCACCTGTGCAGTGAACTGGTACTACAGGAAAAAGGAAAGGGAGGACCGGCTTAATGGCAATGTCACCAAAGCTGAAGAATAAACTGAGCACAGCGGTAGTTAGTTTGATTCTTGCCGGTGCGTCAGCACCTCTTATTCTCGATCAGTTTCTGGATGAGAAAGAGGGTAACAGCCTCACAGCATATCGCGACGGCGGCGGAATCTGGACCATTTGCCGTGGCGCCACAATGGTTGATGGTAAGCCAGTAGAGCAGGGTATGAAGGTGTCTGCTGAGAAATGCGCCCGGGTGAACGCCATAGAACGCGACAAGGCGCTGGCGTGGGTTGAGCGAAATATCAAGGTACCACTGACCGAACCACAGAAAGCCGGGATCGCGTCCTTCTGCCCATATAACATCGGCCCCGGAAAATGTTTCCCATCCACGTTCTATAAGCGAATTAATGCGGGCGACCGTAGAGGTGCCTGTGAAGCGATCCGCTGGTGGATTAAAGACGGTGGCCGCGACTGTCGTCTGACCAAAGGCCAGAAAAGCGGCTGCTACGGACAGGTTGATCGAAGAGACCAGGAAAGCGCTCTGACATGCTGGGGGATAGGCCAGTGAGTAAAACATTTGCTGTGTTTCTACTGCTGGCTGGTGCGTTTATTGCCGGAAGTGTCTGGAGCGACCGGGGCTGGCAAAAGAAATGGGCGGAACGTGATAGTGCTAAGTCTTCGCAGGTTGCGAACGCGCAGACCGCCGCCCGCATGATTGAGCAAGGGCGCATAATTGCCCATGATGAGGCTGTAAAAGATGCACAAGCGCAAGCCGCTAAATCTGCTGCCACTGCTGCTGGCCTGTCTGCCACTGTTAACCAGCTGCGTACCGAAGCAACAAAGCTTGCCACCCGCCTGGACGCCGCAAAGCATACCGCAGATCTTGCCACTGCCGTCAGAAGCAAAACAGCCGGAGCCGACGCCGCAGTGCTCGCCGACATGCTCGGACGCCTTGCAGAAGAAGCTCGATATTATGCTGAGCGATCTGACGAACGCTACCGGGCAGGAATGACGTGTGAGCGCATTTACGACTCAGTGAGGCAGTCAAACAACAACAGGGTTAGACGATGAACGCAGAAAACCTAGGTGAAGCGTATTACCTCAATAACAATATAAAAGAACTACAGCATCAGAAAAGCATACTGGAAAGTGGTGCCGGACTTGGTGTGACAATCCAGTCTACCTCTCAGGATAACGCCTTTCTTGATGCCATATGCCCGCATGCAGTGGCTGAACTTGATCGCCGTTGTGGAGAAGAAAAATCCCTCTCCACTCTGGGGGTTACATTCTCTTAAATGAGAACAACAATAAAAGGTTATGTCTGCTTTGCCACATTCTGAGAGTATGGGTTTTATTTGGTATTCAATCAGTTACTTTATTGGTTTGCTTTCCGATGGAAGATAGATGTTTCCACAGAAGGGGCAAATTAACGTTATATTGTTTTTTATTCTCGACAGACTGTGCATTGACTGGCGGGAGCAATGAGGACAAGTACTTTTCACATGGCGTAAAGTACGCATCTTGATATCTTTGAGTATCGACATGTTGATTGTCCTGGTGGGCGGTTAACAACCATACACCACATGTTGGCTAATAGCTTCTTTTATAACCGTTACGATGTAATTGTTAGCCATAATCAATCAAGCCTCGCAATAGCGGGGCTTTTTAACAACTGAGGAATGAGCATTACAGTAGTTCTTACAGCTAAGCAGATTGAAGACCTGTCGGCCTTCGCAAAAGAAGATGGCCAGCCACAATACACCATCACTACCGGAACAATCCCTGAGTTCGAAACGGATGATGGCGAGGTTATCCCTGAGTACACCGGGCTGATTGCCTATTCCGAGTCGCTAGAGCATAGCGTTCTACAGCTCGATAACTAACGAATCAACAAAACTTTCCATCCGCCATGACACCACAATGCTCGTAGACATGCCTGGAAGCCTGGCAGAAGAAGCTCGATACAATGCTGAGCGCGCTGATGAAAACTACCGGGCAGGAATGACATGTGAGCGGATTTATGAGTCCGTAAAAACACTAACAATGAATCGTAGAGAAAAAATAATAGATCTATAAATTAAGATGTTGACGGTTTTCGTGGATAAATTTGTAAATTTTTACTATGAAAGAAATACGACTCTTCCTTGAGTCAAAATCCCTGACAACTTAGGGTGATAGATAAAGGTCTTACGCAGCATGACATAATTTTCGATTTAAGCTATTTAAATTAATTTTTATGGTCAAAACCCACTGAGATTTACTTACAAAACTAAACCTTGCTATGTTTGGTTAATCATGCGTTAATGAATGTCTGGTTTGTAACGAATTTATCTGAAGCAGTCGCTGTAATAATTTTATTCCTTGTTCCTGTTGAGATTTCCTTGTTAGCTTTTCTCTCTGATAATTTTTTTCGGACCATTCTGCCCAAGGGCTTACTCAATAAAGGTAATGTTTATGTCTAATAAAATGACTGGTTTAGTTAAATGGTTTAATCCTGAAAAAGGTTTTGGTTTTATCACTCCAAAAGATGGCAGTAAAGATGTGTTTGTTCACTTCTCTGCTATCCAGAGTAATGATTTCAAGACGCTGAATGAGAATCAGGAAGTTGAATTTAGTGTTGAACAGGGACCTAAAGGCCCCACGGCAGTTAATGTCGTGGCTGTATAAGGTAACTGATATTACTAATAATATTCACTTCAGATGTCCGTGTTGCCACGGATCTCAGTACCGAACGTCAAACTTTGATGTTACTGAAAAAAATCCTTTCGGAGCAAAATGTATTTTTTGCAAATCAACAATGATTACATTTGATAATATTGCACTGTACATTCGTTCTGGTCAGTCTTCGTTAGAATTCAGAAAATAAATTTCAGGCTCCTTATGGAGCCTTTTTTGTATGCTGAACCGACAATCTCTGTAAGAGACATCACGGTAAAATTATGAAAAAAGTCATCGTTTTTTTTAATGCAGAACCTGCAGTTGTTGTAACCGTAATGAAAGGTATTACTACGATAATGCGTGAGTTTCCCAATGGGGAAAAAGCACACCTACCCGTGATGTCAGCGGGATTTCCATCTCTGACAGGAGACCATAAAATAGTTTATGTAGCCTCTGATCGTGATGTCAGTTCAGAAGAGATCCTCGAGGCAGCCTCGAAGCTTTTGAAATGAGATCTGGTTGTTTCGTGACCGACCCGGATTTTAGTACAGTGGTTTGTGTGGTCGCGAGCTCTTTTGCATGAAGATTGTACTGCAAACTATTGATAATTGAGTCTTTCTATTCTATCTTTCAAACATATCAGCGCTTATACAAGTGCTCTACGGGGAATGTAAAATGCTTGGCGTTGATACGTTAGAGATCAAGAGAGGTAAACAATGAACGTCGAAGATTTAAAAAGAAAAACTGAAGCGGATATTTCTGAATTCATCACAAAAAAAATTATTGAACTCAAAAAAAAGACAGGAAAAGAAGTTTCCGATATCCAGTTTAATGCTCGTGAAAAAATGACTGGGCTTGAAAGCTATGATATTAAAATCACATTAATCTAATTGTTATAAGACTCAGTTCGAGTGAAAAAGCATTATCTTGAAAGGTAATGCTTTTTATTTCTGTCATCAAATTTAGAACGTTGTCAAAGCCTTCACTTCTAACCATAGATTTTCTGCTTACCTTTTAACGGGTCCTCCTTGACGATTCTGACCATCGAGGGGCAGCAGCGGCGCGGGATTTGGAGCATTTTTGATTCTTCATGCAACCATTTCAGCATTTGATGCTGATGACGGAACACTATCCCCGAATACACTGGGTTGGTTGCATTCTCTGATTCAAAAGAACACGGTGTGCTTCAACTTGACTGAGCAGGCATTACAGCAGACATTCACTGAGTGCCTGCTGTAATGTTAAACATTAAAATTTGTATTTATTTCTTATCGTTACAATCAGGGATCATCCTCAAAAGAGTGTTATCTTTCTGGACGTAGTGATGGAATAACGCTGCACCAGCATGCGCTGCGATTAAAAAATATCCGATGTTTGCCAGTGTTTCGTGAGTATCTTTGATAAGTGATTTTGTTTCCCCGTCAGGAGTAACGAACGATGCAACGTTAAAACCTAAGAAACTCCAGTCCTTTCCACCGTAAGCCATAATTGCAATACCTAATAATGGTAGAGCCAAAAAAGAAATGTACAGCAGGATATGCATTATTTTAGCAGCCATCATCTGCCAGGCTGGTGGGGGGGGAATGATAGCTGGATCATGATACTTATGTTTAATAATTAATCGTATTATCATTAAAAACCAGACAAACACCCCAACATTGTAATGTGTTTCTTTCATGAGAAGGTAGGTGTTACTGCCTTTGGGAAACCAGCCACGAAGCTCCATAGCTGCATAGGTTATCGCTATTAATATCAGGGTTAGCCAGTGTAAGCGAATCTGAAGTTTTGAGAATTTGACCATTATTCTTGCCTCAAACGGTGTATTACATCGACCATAAATCATGAAGCTTAACAAATCCTTATTTTTGTTGAGAGATTAAGAGTTTGTTATTCCAGCGATCTCACTTGAATGTTTTGATAATAATTCTCATTTTTATTTCTTTCTGATAATCCTTGATGTTACGGGGCAAGAACCGCGCAGATTCTCGCTATTTATGAGAACTTTCAATCAACTACTGGTTCATTTTTACTTTCCACCTATTACACAATTTGTATCCAATAAACAGGACTATGCCGATGCCAGCACGTGCTAAACGCCCATGCCGACACAAAGGGTGTGCGGCAATCACCAACGATGTCAGCGGATATTGTGACCAACACCGAAAGCAGCATGCTGGTGACGGCTGGCGGAATTATCAGTCAGGAAAGAGCAGAAAAGAACGTGGATATGGGCGGCTCTGGGAAATTAAACGAGCGCGTATCCTTCAGCGTGATAAATACCTGTGTCAGAACCATCGTCGGCAGAAGATAGCGAAGAAAGCTACCAGCGTTGACCACATCATTCCAAAAGCTCATGGCGGTACTGATGACGATTCCAACCTTGAGTCGTTGTGCTGGGAATGCCACAGAGCAAAGACAGCAAGAGAACGTATTCGATGATAATATTCACTGCTGTAATGCATAAGAACAGTTTCTACATTCATGCAGATACCCGGAAGGAATTTTGGGTGTTTTTAAGTAAAACATTGGGATGGGGCAAATTTGAGTTAATTCGCCCCTCTGACGAGTTTAGCCCTACTGGAGGGTTGTTTGAATTAGTCGAAGTGCGTTCGGCAGATTCAGAACCCCCTGAGTCAGTAACTGTAGGGTCAAATGTTTTATGGCGTCTCCCGGAAGCTCTCGGAGTTTTGAAATCAATCCCTTCTTCTGATCTTCAGATATATTTGCGACACGGATTATATCCTCAAGGGCAACAATCGTGTCATTGTGTAACCGAACGGTTTGAACCTTAAGGATCGCACTTAAGCCGCCATCATCAAGAAGAAAATCAATTCCTTTCTCTGTAATGTTGCAGTATGGGGCGTTGAAGATAAAATCAACGCCAGCCATGGTTTCGCTACGTACGAAGGGTGTAGAAACAAGACCATGCATTTCAAGATATAGCATGCACGCCACAAAGTGATCATAGTTATCAAACTTCTCAATGAGGTCTCGCTCCTGTGCCTTGTTTAAAAAGTTAGGAGCACAATCTATAAGAGCGTTGAGGATCTCAAGTTGTAAGGCTCTATCATATTTTCTAGTTTTATCCATTTCTTAGACTCCATCGTTTATTTATTGAGATTAACTGAAGACACTATGCTGAACATCCTGATGGATGACCAGTATCTGCTTTTGCATGCTTTCTTGCTGTCATCTTCAAGGGGGGAGGGGGGATCAAATCCCTGACCCCTTTCGCGCTTTAGGACTGCCCGCTTCCTCGTATTTTTATACCCGCGAAAAATGAAATTTAACCAGGAGTGTCGCTTATGGCTGGAACGGCGGGGCGTTCCGGGCGTCGCCCCAAGCCAACGGCGCGCAAGGAGCTGGCAGGGAACCCCGGCAAACGAGCCCTGAATAAAGAGGAACCTGTATTCACTCCGATTAAAGGTGTGGCACCACCTGACTGGTTTTCTGAGGATGATGGTCTGCCAATGGCGGCCGTCATGTGGGAACTGACCACGAAAGAATTATGTGGACAGGGATTACTGTGTGTTACCGATCTTGCCGTACTTGAGCGCTGGTGTGTTGCATATGAGTTCTGGCGCAGGGCGGTTAAAAATATCGCCAGAGAAGGGCTGACTATCACTGGTGCTATGGGGGGGAAGATAAAAAACCCTGAGCTAACCGCAAAGAAAGAGCAGGAATCGGAGATGAGCTCTACCGGCTCCATGCTTGGCCTTGATCCCAGCAGTCGACAACGCCTAATCGGCCTTGCCGGACAGAAGAAAACCTCTAACCCATTCCTGAAGATGATCAACTCATGAGCCGGAAATCGTACCCCAACGTAAACGCCGCGAATCAATACGCCCGCAACGTTGTGCGGGGGAAAATTCCGGCGTGCCAGTTTGTCATTCAGGCCTGCCAGCGTCATATCGATGACATGGCGGCTGAAAAGAGTAAGAAATTTCGTTACCGCTTCGATAAAGACATGGCAGAAAAGGCCGCGAAATTTATCCAGTTGTTGCCACATACAAAAGGAGAGTGGGCATTCAAGCGGATGCCGATCACTCTGGAGGCATGGCAACTGTTTATTGTGTGCTGCGCCTTTGGCTGGGTCCAGAAAGGGTCGAAGCTTCGACGATTTCGCGAGGTTTACACGGAGATACCGCGTAAAAATGGGAAATCAGCTATTTCGGCAGGTGTGGCGCTGTACTGTTTTACCTGTGATAACGAGTTTGGCGCTGAAGTATATTCCGGGGCCACAACTGAAAAACAGGCGTGGGAAGTATTCAGACCAGCTCGTCTGATGTGTAAGCGCACCCCGCTGCTGGTGGAAGCGTTCGGGATTGAAGTTAATGCGTCCAACCTGAACCGGCCAGAAGATGGCGCGCGTTTTGAGCCGCTGATTGGTAACCCTGGGGACGGCGCTTCACCGCACTGTGCGATTGTTGACGAGTATCACGAACATCCTACAGATTCGCTCTACACCACTATGCTGACGGGTATGGGGGCGCGGCGACAACCACTAATGTGGGCGATCACGACGGCGGGTTACAACATTGAGGGTCCATGCTACGACAAACGGCGTGAAGTGATTGAGATGCTGAACGGCACAGTACCGAATGAGGAATTGTTCGGCGTGATATACACCGTCGACGAGGGGGATGACTGGACCGATCCTAAAGTGCTGGAAAAAGCTAACCCGAATATGGGCGTGTCGGTCTATCGTGACTTTCTCCTCAGCCAGCAACAGAGAGCTATTAATAACGCCCGTCAGGCTGGTGTATTTAAAACTAAACACCTCAACATCTGGGTTGCAGCCCGTGCCGCTTTCTACAACCTGGTTTCCTGGCAGAACTGTGAGGATAAGACACTTACGCTGGAGCAATTCGAAGGACAGCCATGTGTTCTGTCTTTCGACCTGGCGCGCAAGCTGGATATGAACAGTATGGCGCGGTTGTTCACCAGGGAAATTGACGGCAAGACACATTACTACAGCGTTGCTCCCCGCTTCTGGGTTCCCTACGACGCAGTATTCAGCGTTGAAAAGAACGAAGATCGTCGTACTGCGGAGCGATTTCAGAAATGGGTTGAAATGGGACTGCTTACAGTTACTGATGGCGCTGAAGTTGATTACCGCTACATCCTTGAAGAGGCCAAGGCGGCAAACAAGCTCAACCCAGTCAGTGAGTCACCGATTGACCCGTTCGGCGCGACGGGGCTTTCACATGATCTGGCGGATGAAAGCCTTAATCCGATCACTATCGTTCAGAACTACACCAATATGTCTGATCCGACGAAGGAGCTGGAAGCCGCCATTGAGTCAGGCCGCTTTCATCACGACGGGAACCCGATTATGAGCTGGTGTATCAGCAACGTCGTCGGGAAGTATTTGCCCGGTAATGACGATGTGGTTAAACCCATCAAAGAGCAGAACGAAAACAAAATCGATGGCGCGGTTTCGCTGATTATGGCAATCGGACGGGCAATGTTGAATAGCCGGGCGAGTAACTCATCCGTTTACGACGAGGAAGATGTAGCATGTTAATGACGTTTTTAAGTTTTTTTATCGGCCTCGCCGGAGCCGCATTACTGTCTGCCGGTGCCTGGCTTATTTCACCTGCAGCCGGGCTTATTACTGGCGGCTCAATCTGCCTGCTGTGGTCATTTTTAATCGCGAAATCAATGTCTGCCAGCGTAATTAAATCAGGGGGTGAATAATGTTCATTCCCCAGATGTTTCGGGGTAAATCTCAGTCTGGTGGTAGTTTCTGGCAGGCGATGCTGGGTGGTGTGAGTTCCAGCCAGAGCAAGGCGGGGATCATTATCACTTCTGAAACCGCAATGGCGTTATCGGCGGTCCGGGCATGTGTAACGCTTCTGGCAGAATCGGTGGCGCAACTGCCGTGTGAACTTTACAGGCGAGGCGCTAACGGAGGCCGTGAACGGGCGACTGACCACCCTGTTTATGATCTGATTCATTCCCAGCCCAACAAAAAAGACACTTCATTTGAATACTTTGAACAGCAGCAGGGCCTGCTTGGTCTGGAGGGGAATTGCTACTCGATCATCGACAGGGACGGGAAAGGTTATCCCCGCGAATTAATCCCGGTTAATCCCCAAAAGGTCATTGTCCTGAAAGGCCCGGATGGGATGCCATATTATGAACTACCCGAAATTGGCGAAACGTTGCCAATGCGCATGATGCATCATGTGAAGGTCTTCTCACTGGATGGCTATATCGGCAGTTCCCCAATCCAGACGAACGCGGATGTTCTTGGGCTAAACCTCGCCGTGGAAGAGCATGCTTCTCAGGTCTTTCGCCGTGGTACAACGATGAGCGGCGTTATTGAGCGTCCAAAAGACGCTCCGACGATCAAAAGCCAGGATGCTATCGACCGCCTGCTGGCAAAGTGGACGGACAGATATTCCGGCGTCAGAAACGCCTTCTCTGTTGCATTGCTTCAGGAAGGGATGAGCTACAAGCAGTTATCTCAGGACAATGAGAAAGCGCAGCTGTTGCAGTCCCGTCAGTGGGGCGTGGAGGAAGTGTGCCGACTCTATAAAATCCCGCCTCATATGGTGCAGATGCTGGCGAAAGCCACGAATAACAACATTGAGCACCAGGGGCTGCAGTTTGTGATGTACACGCTGTTGGCCTGGCTGAAGCGTCATGAAGGCGCATTAATGCGCGATCTGCTTTTACCCAGCGAGCGCGGTGATCTGTACATTGAATTCAATGTTTCTGGCCTGCTGCGCGGGGATCAGAAGTCACGCTATGAATCTTATGCACTAGGCCGCCAGTGGGGCTGGTTATCGGTTAACGACATTCGCCGCATGGAGAACCTTCCACCCATCGCCGGAGGGGATAAATACCTGACGCCTCTGAATATGGTCGACAGTAAACAAATCTTACCTGGCGATAACACGCCAACAGCAAAACAACTGGCAGAAATCAACTCTATTCTGTCCAGAAACTGAATATCACCCGCAGCGCGGGCTGACCTGGTAAACATCATGACAAAAAATTTAATTAATCTGCCGCACCTGGCGGCTATGGTCTTTGGTGTTCCACATTACGTGACACGACAGACAATGGATTCTGTAAAAGCTGTGCTGGTTCCCCGTATTCAGGGATTATCAGAAGAGGCTGGAATTCACATGACGCAGGAGCCTGATAACAATCAGGCGCCAGATTTGGTTCAACCAGCTGGTGGAATGGCAGTTATTCCTGTTCACGGCATTCTGGTTCCGCGTCGTGGGCAAATTACTGCAATGTGTTCTGAACTTACCAGCTATGAGCGCATACGTAGCCAGGTGCATGCTGCATTAAATGACCCTTCCATCAGTGAAATTGTGCTGGATATAAATTCTGGTGGTGGTGCGGCGGTTGGATGCAAGGAACTGGCCGATTATATTTTCCAGTCACGCCAAACTAAGCCTATTACTGCAATTGTGAACTACAGCGCCTATTCTGCGGCTTACTTTATCGCTTCGGCCTGCAGCAAAATTGTAGTCAGCCAGACCAGTGGAGTCGGCTCGATTGGAGTGATTATGGAACACCTGGATACTTCCAGGATGGAAGAGCAAATGGGGTTAACATTCACCACGATTTTTCGGGGAGATAACAAAAATAACGGTACACAACATGAGCCACTGAGTGAAGACGCTCGGGGAATGTTCCAGAGGATGATTGACGATATGTACGAGACGTTTATTACCTCTGTAGCGGAATACCGGAATCTTGCCCCTCAGACGGTGATTAACACGCAGGCCGGAATCTATTTCGGCGCTGATGCCATTTCTGCTGGTCTTGCCGATGAAGTTTCGGATCCTCAGTCCGCGATTAATGCCATTGCAGCAAAGTACAAACAACCTCAACGAACCACTTCCATAAAGTTGCAGGCCGCCGCGATGGACCTGCAAACCAGAATGTAACCCGGCGCTAACGCGTCATTACCAGAAAGCAGCCAACAGGCTGCTTTTTTTATGCCAAAAAGAGAGAAAAAACATGGATCATATTGAAGAATTGCGTCGTGAACGTGCGGGTATTAATCAGAAGGTTCAGGTACTGGCGGCAGTAGAAACTGGTGGCGGTACGCTGACAGCGGAGCAGTTAACCGAATTTGCCAGCCTGCAGCAGCAGTTCACGGATATCAGCGCCAAGATTGAGCGTCTGGAAGCGGCTGAACGTGCTGCAGCGCTTGTCGCCAAACCGGTTAAAGCCACACAGCAGACTCCTGGTATCAGCATTAAGGCAGAGCCAAAGCAATATACCGGCGCAGGCATGACCCGCCTGGTGATGTCGATTGCGGCAGCACAGGGTAACGTCCAGGACGCTGCAAAATTTGCAGCTGAAGAACTGAATGACCAGTCTGTCTCGATGGCCATCAACACTGCCGCCGCGTCAGGTGGCGTTCTTATTCCGCAAAACCTGCACAGCGAGGTGATCGAACTGCTGCGCGATCGCACTATCGTTCGTAAGCTGGGCGCGCGCTCCATTCCGCTGCCGAACGGCAATATGGCGCTGCCGCGTCTGGCCGGTGGTGCGACGGCGAGCTACACCGGGGAAGGCAAGGATGCGAAAGTATCAGAAGCCCGCTTTGATGATGTGAAACTCACTGCGAAAACCATGATTGCGATGGTGCCAATCTCCAACCAGCTGATTGGTCGTGCTGGCTACAACGTGGAGCAGCTGGTCCTGCAGGATATTCTGACCGCGATTTCTGTTCGTGAAGATAAAGCCTTTATGCGCGATGACGGTACCGGTGATACGCCTGTCGGTATGAAAGCGCGGGCAACTGAGTGGAACCGCCTGCTGCCGTGGGAAGCTGCTGCAGAGGTTAATCTGCAGACGATTGATACCTATCTCGACAGCATCATCCTGATGGCTATGGACGGCAACAGCAACATGATCAGCTGCGGCTGGGGTATGTCGAACCGTACCTACATGAAACTGTTCGGTCTGCGCGACGGTAACGGTAACAAGGTCTACCCGGAAATGGCCCAGGGGATCCTGAAGGGATTTCAGATTCAGCGTACCAGCGCTATCCCGGCAAACCTCGGTGACGCAGGCAAAGAGTCGGAAATTTACTTCGCTGACTTTAATGATGTGGTTATCGGTGAAGACGGCAACATGAAGGTGTCGTTCTCGCAGGAAGCCTCCTACCAGGACGGGGATGGCAATCTGGTTTCCGCGTTCTCCCGTAACCAGTCGTTGATCCGCGTGGTGACGGAGCACGATATCGGCTTCCGTCATCCGGAAGGTCTTGTTCTCGGGACAAAAGTGCTGTTTTAACCGGTCCTGCACGCTGTGCGACCACGGTCGCACAGCGTAAAAGCACGTAATCCCCCAGGCCCGCAGCAGCGGGTTTTTTCTTTTCAGGAGCAAAACGATGACGACGAAAGCGGCACAAGCAGCGGCAGCGGCGGCTGCAGCCGGTGATGTGAAAAAACCGGATGAACTGACGCCGGAAAATACAGTGGACGGGGATGGCGGTCAGAATACTGCAGCGGGTTCAGGTGATACAGGTGTTGATCTGACCGGAAGTGAAACAAACGGGGCCACGGGCCAGACGGGAGCAGAAGTGGCGCGGAAAGCGGTTTTTTTCCTGGGGCCCTATCATCGTTATTCACGCGGTGATACGGCCTGTTTTGATGCTGAGTACGCAGAGAAACTGGTTGAACGCCATATTGCGGTATGGCCAGAAGATGCGGAAAAGGCGCTGAGTCCCCGCAAGGGAGCCGATGACCATGATACTGACATTGGATGATGTGAAAACCCAGCTCCGTCTGGAGCCGGATTTCACGGAGCATGACGACATGCTCACTAAAATGGTGGCGGCAGCGCAGAAGAGTATTGAGCGTGACTACTACTGCAAACTGGTGGGAAGCGATGACGAACTGCAGGCGCTGCCGGAAGGGGTACGCGGTTTTGTGGCGGATGAAGATATCCAGCTGGCCATGCAGTATCTGGTCGGGGATGCGTATCTGAATGGTTTCACTGGTCAGTGGCTGGAGACGGCTGCGGTCCGGCACCTTCTTTTCCCGTTGCAGGAGAACACGGTATGAGCCTGAAGCCGGAAGAAATGACCTGCCGTCTTTCGATTGGGTATATGCAATCCGGCCGGGGGCCGCTGGGTGAACATCTGCCGGAACAACTGGTCGCGACCGGGAAAGCCTGGGCGAAGCGCGAGCTGGTATCGGGCAGAAAGGTCCGCACACTGGATCAACAGCAGGTTGTTGAAACGTGTCTTTTTACCACTCATCCGAACCTGAATATTGATATCGACTGGAAAATAACGACGTCTGACCGGGTTTATATCGTTCGTAACGTCGAACGTCTTGCGGACCGCATCATCATCACAGGGGAGGCAAACGCACGTCATGATCGAGCTGGCATTAAAGACAGCACTTGAACGCCTGACCGGGCTGGATGTTTATCCTCTGCTCCTGCCTGATGAGCTTCAGGAGGGGATTACTTACCAGTGTATTTCCGATCCGGAGCTGTACGCCGGACTGTTGCGCACAGGTCTGATTGCGGGCCGCTTCCAGATAGCGATTCATCTGCTTAATGACTACACCCGCCTGTTACAGCTGGATAAGAAGATCAGCGCGGAATGGACCGCTATCGTGCATGGCCAGCTGGAGGGTTTTCCCGTGCAGAATGTGGTCCGGGGTGGAATACAGCAGAGTAAAACGGTACTGACCAGCGGCAATATTCAGTACCGGCTCGTGCGGGATTTTACCTTTCACTACCGGGACGCCTCACCATGATCACTATGGACGTAAAAGGGCTGGACGAGCTGGAGCGGCAGCTTACTGCGCTCGGTGAAAAGGTCGGCATGAAGGTGTTACGTGATGCAGGGCGTGAGGCGCTGAAAGTGGTTGAAGAAGACATGAAACAACATGCCGGCTTCGACGATGCGTCCTCTGCAGAGCATATGCGTGATTCCATCAAAATTCGTTCATCCACCCGGAAAGGTCGCGGAAATACGGTGGTCATCCTTCGGGTTGGCCCCAGCAAAAAGCATTACATGAAAGCGCTGGCCCAGGAGTTCGGGACGGTTAAACAAGTTGCCGATCCGTTCATCCGTCCGGCACTGGATTACAACGTCCAGAAGGTTCTGCGCATTCTGACCGTAGAAATCCGCAATGGCATTCAGAACAGGTAGCAACCGCTGCCCACTATTTAAGAGAGAATCATTATGGCTGATGAAAATAACACGCCAAAATCATCCCCTGAGTACGCAATGCTTCCTGCCGGGACGGTGGTGAAGTTTGGGGAGGTAGGAGCCGCTGTAGCGGCATTGAAACAGCTGATTAACTGCAAGGCGCTGGGCGCGACAGGTCAGACGGGAGGATTTGTCGACTGTACCACCCTGCTGGACAAGAGTAAGCAGTCGGTGTCAGACCTGCCGGAAGGGCCGGAGAAATCTCTGGGATTCATTGACGACCCGGAAAACGAAGATTTCACCGCGTTCCTCAATGCTGCAGAACAGCGTAAGACCGTTCAGTTTTATATTGAGCTGCCGAACAAACGAACGGCTTCAATGATCCTTGCGCTTTCAGGCTGGCAGATGAACGAAATCACAGCGCCTGCCAGTGAAGTTATCCAGATTACGGTGCAGGGTAAGCAAAACAACATTAAATGGGGAATTGCCGCCCCGGCGCCAGATGCCGGCGCGTAATCCGTTTCCCGTTACACACCGCCTCTGGGCGGTTTTTTTTCGTCTGAAAAACAGGATACACCATGTCTGAATTTAGCCTCTCCGCACTGAAAAATGCACTGCTCAAAACGAAATCCACGCCTACTGAAACTGAAATTTTAGGCACAAAGGTTTACCTGCGCCGGCTGACGGCGGCTGAGCTTATTGATCATGAAGATGCAATCATCGAGGCGCAGACCTCTGGCAATATCCGCAAGGTGGCCGAGCTGAACGTACAGATTGTTATCGACAGCCTGGTTAAGCCTGACGGTTCCACGATTAAAGCCAAAGACAAACCCACAGCCCAGGAGCTGCTGGCGGCACACGATAACCCTGCGCTTCTGGATGCCATCGACAGGGTTAAGAAGCATGCCCTCGGTAATCTGGAAGCCGCCGAAAAAAACTGAGTGACTCGCCCTGGCTGGAGCTGATTTTCTGGCTGGCCGACCGCTGGGGCGAGCCTGACCCGTCAAAAATTGCGGCGCTTCCGGCTGACACGCTTTTCCACTGGCGTGCTTTCTTCCTCAAACAGGGCATTTTCAAAAAGCCTTCGCCAGAAGGTTCTGACAATAACCCGCCCCCTGTTAAATCACCCGCAGTTGCGAACCCGAGTCTGGATGCGCAGTGTGCGGCAGTCATGAAGGTATTAATGTAATGGGTGACGTTGCCTCTCTTGCCGTTGGGCTGCATCTGAATGCAGCGAACTTTAAATCGCAGCTGATGAGCGCCTACGGCAGCGCTGAGAGTCAGTCACGCCAGTTTAACCGCAATGCCCAGGCTGATGCGAAAAAGACGGAGGATGCCTATAAGCGTGTTTCTGCTTCGGTATCGGGGCTGGCTGGCAGGCTGGCAGGTTTTGCCGGTGCGGGTTTATCGCTGGGTAGCATTATTAACACCACGCGGCAGTACAGCCAGTCGTTGTCGGATTTACAGGCCATCACAGGTGCCACCAGTGCGCAGATGAAACTGTACGATCAGGCGGCGCAGGAAATGGGCCGCACAACGGAATACAGCGCATCGCAGGCTGCCGAGGCCATTAAACTGATGGCTTCGGCAAAGCCTGAATTGCTGAGTACCTCTGCGGGGCTGACGGCGGCGACCAAAAGCGCGTTAACGCTGGCCCAGGCGGCAGGGACAACGCTTCCGGATGCCACCCGAACGCTGGCCCTGTCATTAAACCAGTTTGGGGCGGGAGCCAGTGAAGCCGACCGGTATATCAACGTGCTGGCTGCTGGCGCGAAATTTGGCTCGTCGGAGATAGCCGACACGGCTGCCGCGATTAAAAATGGCGGGGTGGTAGCGGCACAGGCTGGCGTGGGTTTTGAAACCCTCAATGCCGCCATACAGGTACTGGCGGAGCGCGAAGTGAAAGGCGGCGAAGCCGGGACCGCGCTGCGCAACGTGATCCTGAATCTGGAGAAAGGAACGGATAAGACCCTGAAGCCTTCTGTTGTCGGGCTGAGCCAGGCGCTGGAGAATCTGGCGGGAAAAAACCTGTCAACAAAACAGGCCGTAAAGCTGTTCGGGGTGGAAAACCTCAGTGCTGCATCCATCCTGGTACAGAACCGCGAGAAGGTGGAGTCGCTGACCGCCGCCCTGACCGGTACGCAGACCGCGCATGAGCAGGCCGAAATCAGGGTAAATAACCTGAACGGCGATCTTCTCAGCCTGACTTCGGCTTTTGAAGGTCTGATTATTAAAGTAGGGCAGAGCGGAAACGGTCCGCTGCGAAGTGGTGTTCAGACCGTTACCGATGCCATTAATGGCCTGACGGATAATTTTAATACGGTCGCCAACGTTGCGCTGTATACACTGATTCCTGTTCTGGCGACAAAACTGACGGCAGGTATCAGGGAGAATATTGGTGCCTGGGTTGAGCAGCAGCAGGCAGTCAGAGCCAGCGCGATGGCGCAGGCCGATATGGCGCGAAAAACGCTGGAAAGTATCGCCGCCACGCTGGCACAGAATAACGCAGAATTCGGGCGTTATCGGGAAATGGAGAAAAGCGCCAGACAATTTGGCCTTAACGTGAGTTACCAGAGCGAGTTTAACCGCTTAATCCGCCAGGAAACCGAGCAGACACTGCTCTCTACCCAGGCAAAGAGCCAGCTGAATGCAGCCAATAAACAGCTTTCCGTTTCAGCCCGCTCAGTCTCTGCAGCAGTAGGTATGGCCAGAGGGGCGCTGGCACTGGTGGGCGGTCCTGTGGGCGCAGCGATGCTCGCCGGTTCGGCGTTGCTCTATTTCCATAACCAGGCGAAAAATGCCCGTCAGTCAGCGATTGACCTGAAAAATGCTGTTGTTGAAACGAATGAAGAGCTAAAAAAACTGTCGCTTAACCAGCTCAACGTGAAGCAGCTGGACATTGATGAACAGTTTGAGAATCAGGCTATTCAGCGAAATAAACTGATTAAAGAAATTCAGGATGCGGAAAGCCGTATTGATGGATTGAGTGGCTTCGATCCCTTCGGACAACTTAAAGGCGTACAGAACGATAAAACCCGCTACAAAGGGGATCTGGATGCCGTTGAGCAGGGGTTAAAACTCCTCAAAGAACGGCAAAAAATTGTCAAAGAGGCCATAGAACAAGCTAAATCAGGGAAAACCGATCCCACACCGAAGCCGGATAAACCAGGGAATGAAACAGGGAGTGATAAACCTGATACCCCCTGGACCGGGGAAGGCGGGGATACTGGTAAGGGGCAAAAGTCGAAGGTTAACCAGTATGAGCAACTGCGGCGTGAAATCGAAGCGGCGCATGCCTCCAGTCTCGGACGTATCAACCTGCAGGAGCAAGAAAGCGCCAGAAAACTTCTTGAAGCCGCCCGCGCTGACGGAGCCAGCGAGGCTGATATTCAGAAGACTTTGCTGCTGAATGCTGAAAACTATCAGAAACAGCGCCTCGTTCTGGCAGAACAGTATGCGCCGGCCAGAGCAACTCTTACGAAAGAACGCGAAGCGAGCCAGAAGCTGAAGTCTCTTTTTGATGGACGTTTTCTGGATGAAAAGGAATACCAGACGGCGAGAATCACGCTGGCACAAAGTACGGCCCGCGAACTGTTACAGGCACAGGCAGCGGCAATGTCTGCCCCTCTGATTGATATCGCCGGGACGGTTGATCCGCTGTCAGAACTGCGCAATCAACTGGCCGAGCGTCAGTCACTGCTGCAGGCGTTTTACCAGAACGATGCGATCAACAAAGAACAGTACGAGCTGCTGAAGCAAAAGGCGGATAAGGATTCCGCTGATGCGCAGTACCAGACGGCGGTGGAGCTTTATAAGTCGCAGGGAAATCTGAACAGCCTCGCCATTGGCCTGATGGAAACTACCCAGGAGCGGACCTCCAACATGCTGACCGGCATGCTGAACGGGACACAGACACTCCGGGACGGGATGATTGGGTTATTTTCCTCCCTGACACAGTCGTTGATTAAAAACCTTGTCGATATGGCAGCGCAGGCGCTGATTACCAACACCATCCTGAAATCCATCATGGGTATCGGCGGCAGCCTTTTTGGCGGCGCAGCCACCGCGAGCACCGGCACGGCCATCAGCAGTTTTGGCAGCAGTTTTAGTTTTAATGCGAAGGGCGGTGTTTATGACTCACCTTCATTAAGTGCCTACAGTAACGGCATCTATGACAGCCCGACCCTGTTTGCTTTTGCAAAGGGGGCAGGCGTGTTTGGTGAAGCTGGCCCGGAAGCTATTATGCCTCTGGCGAAAACGACTGACGGTACGCTGGGTGTCAGGGCGCTGGGTGACCCGGGTTCCTCTGGGGGTGGTATGAATGGGGGGATTGCTTATTCACCTGTGTATCACATTGCCATTCAGAATGACGGGCAAAACGGGGAGATAGGGCCGCAGGCATCGAAGATGCTGGTCAAAATGATCGATACGCGTGTCATGAGTATCCTGAGAACTCAGGGACGTGATGGCGGCATGCTGGCGGGAGGATAAGTGAAAACCTTTCATTGGGCACCCAGGGAGGGGATGCAGTCTTCTGTTTCCCCTTCGGTGACAACCATAAAATTTGGGGATGGCTATGAGCAACGTCGCCCGACCGGACTCAACCATCAGTTAATTAACTTCCAGCCTGTTTTCCGTATAACGTCGGACAATTCCCGCACCGCACTTGAAGCGTTTCTGGCCGAGCACGGAGGATATAAAGCCTTTCTGTGGCGACCGCCAAAATACAACCGCACGATTAAAGTTGTCTGCCGGGAGTGGTCTGTTACGGACAACGTCACGTATTCCGATTTCAGCTGTAAATTTGAGCAGGTCATTGCTTAAGGATCCTTATGCAGGATATTCCTCAGAACACCCTTAACGAAACCACGAAAACCGAACAGTCGGCCCGCATTGATTTGTGGGAAATCAACCTGATGGCCTTTGGTGGCCAGCGTTACTATTTTTCAAATGAACTGAATGAGAGGGGCGAGCCGGTCACCTGGCAGGGCCGGAAGTATGACGTTTACCCGATACAGGGAACCGGGTTCGACCTGGTAGGGAAAGGGACTACCGCCCGCCCGACGCTGGCGGTGTCGAACCTGTTTGGCATGGTTACGGGACTTGCGGCAGATATGCAGAGCCTCGTCGGGGCCACAGTGGTAAGGCATGTTGTGTACGCCCGTTTTCTCGATGCGGTGAACTTTACAGGCGGCAACCCGGAGGCCGATCCGGAACAGGAAGTAGTCAGCCGCTGGGTGATTGAACAACTGTCAGAGCTGAAAGCCACCACGGCGACCTTCGTACTGGCCACACCGACCGAAACGGACGGCAGCGTGTTTCCGGCGCGGATCATGCTGGCTGATGTCTGCAACTGGACCTACCGTTCTGAGGAGTGTGGGTATGCCGGGCCGCCTGTGGCGGATGAATTTGACAAACCCACGGCAGACCCGGGAAAAGATGCCTGCAGTAAATGCCGTACTGGCTGCGAGCTGCGTAATAACCTGCCGCGCATCGGCTGTTTCCTCTCCATTAACCGTCTTTCCTGATGGATATATCCATGAAAAAAACTATCCTGGCGCATGCTGCTGCGAGTGCGCCTGCTGAATCGTGCGGCTGGGTGGTGAACACGACTGCCGGGGAGCGGTATTTTCCCTGCCAGAATCTTTCCGCTGAACCGACCCTGTATTTCCGCATGGATCCGGCAGATTACCTTCAGGTGCAGGCGGCAGGCGATGTGGTGGCCCTGGTCCACAGCCATCCCGATGGCCTGCCGTTTCTCAGCGATGTTGATCGCCGCCTGCAGGTTCAGAGTGGCCTGCCGTGGTGGCTGGTCTGCGATGACCGGATATACAAATTTCGTTGCATGCCGTTCCTCACTGGGCGGGCATTTGAGCATGGCGTGACGGACTGTTACACCCTGTGCCGCGATGCGTACCATCTGGCCGGTATTGAGATGCCGGATTTTGCGCGGAAGGAGGACTGGTGGAAGCAGGGGGATAATCTGTATCTGGATAATCTGGAGGCGACCGGTTTTTACCGGGTGAATGCCACAGAGGCCCAGCCCGGAGACATTCTGATTTGTTGTTTTGGTTCATCGGTTGCCAACCATGCTGCGATTTACTGCGGCGACGGCGAACTGTTGCACCATATTCCTGACCAGCTCAGTAAACGCGAGAGGTATACCGACAAATGGCAACGCCGCACACACTCGATATGGCGACACCGGGCATGGCACGAGTCTGCCTTCACGGGGATTTACAACGATTTGGCCGCCGCTTCAGCCTCAGTATAAAAACGGGGGCCGAGGCCATTTACGCGCTGGCCATGCAGGTTCCGGGTTTCCGGCAGAAAATGAATGATGGCTGGTATCAGATACGCATTGCAGGCCTGGATGTGAATGAAACCAGCCTGTTAGCCCGTCTGCACGAGCCGCTGCCGGACGGTGCCATTATTCATATTGTCCCACGCATGGCTGGGGCTAAATCCGGTGGTCTGTTCCAGGTGGTGCTGGGAGCAGTAGCAATAGCCGCGTCCTTTTTTACAGCAGGGGCTTCACTGGCAGCCTGGGGAGCAGCGTTATCTGCCGGTGCTATTTCGGCATCCTCGGTTCTGTTTTCTATGGGGGCGGCCATGATGCTGGGTGGTGTGGCGCAGATGCTGACGCCGCAGGCAAAAATCCCCTCGTCCCGGCAGACCGATAACGGCAAACAGAACACCTATTTTTCGTCACTGGACAACATGTTGGCGCAGGGTAATGCCCTGCCGGTGTTATACGGTGAAATGCTGGTCGGATCCCGCACGATCTCCCAGGAAATCAGCACACGGGATGAAGGTGGCGGGGGGCAGGTGGTGATCATCGGTCGCTGACTTACTGCAGCATATTTGTATTTACTTAGAACCGCCTCCGGGCGGTTCTGTCGTTTCAGAGGGAACAGATTATGGGTAAGGGTGGTGGCAGCAGTAAAACACCGCATGAGGCTCCTGACGACCTGAAATCTAGTCAGATGCTGACGGTAGTTGATGCCATCTGCGAGGGGCCGATTGAAGGTCCTGTGGACGGGCTGAAGAGTGTCAGAATTAACAAAACGCAGGTCCTCGACAGCGACGGTAACGCGATGGTTCATGGTGTCACCGTGGTTTACCGCGTGGGGGAGGATGAGCAGACCGCGATGGAGGGGTTCGAAGACTCTGGTGCTGAAACCCTGCTGGGTGTGGAGGTGAAGAAGTCTGAGCAGGTGACTCGCACCATTACCGCTAAAACGGTGGACCGTCTGCGTTTTACCTTTGGTGTGCAGTCGCTGGTCAGCACCAGTACCAAAGGCGACCGCAACCCGACCAGTGTACAGATGCTGATCCAGTTTCGCCGGGACGGGCTGTGGAGAACGGAGCGGGATATCACCATTACAGGGAAAACGACCACGCAGTTTCTGGCATCCGTGGTGATTGATGATTTGCCGCCCCGGCCGTTTGAAGTCCGCATGCAGCGCCTCACTGATGACAGCACGACAGACCTGCTGCAGAACAAAACGGTGTGGTCGGGTTATACCGAAATCATCGATGTGAAACAGTGCTATCCGAACACCGCCGTTATCGGGGTAAAAGTGGACGCGGAGCAGTTTGGCAGCCAGCAGGTCACGCGAAACTATCACCTGCGCGGGCGTATTGTGCCGGTGCCGTCGAATTATGATCCAGTAAAACGGACGTATTCCGGGCTGTGGGACGGAACGTTTAAACCCGCCTGGACAGACAATCCGGCCTGGTGTGTGCTGGATATGCTGACTCACCCGCGCTATGGCATGGGAAGCCGCATTGGTGTTGCCGATGTGGATAAGTGGGCGCTGTATGCCATTGCACAGTACTGCGATCAGCCCGTTCCTGACGGTTTGGGCGGGACTGAACCGCGTATCACCTGCAATGCGTATCTGACGGACCAGCGTAAAGCGTGGGACGTGCTGGGGGACTTCTGTTCCCTGATGCGCTGCATGCCGGTCTGGAACGGCAGCACCCTGACGTTTGTGCAGGACCGGCCCGCCGATAAAGTCTGGACCTATACGCAGAGTAATGTGGTGATGCCCGCTGACGGTGCGTCGTTCATCTACAGCTTCAGCGCCCTGAAAGAGCGCCACAATGCCGCCGAGGCCCGTTACACCGACCCGAACAATGGCTGGGAAACGTCCACCGAACTGGTGGAAAACGACGCTGCCATCCGGCGCTATGGTCGCAACGTTCTGAAGATGGATGCGTTTGCCTGTACCAGCCGTGGGCAGGCGCATCGCTCCGGACTGTGGGCCATCACCACCGAATTGCTGGAAACGCAGACGGTGGATTTTTCCGTAGGGGCTGAGGGATTACGCCACGTTCCCGGCGATATCATTGAGGTCTGCGACAGTGATTATGCCGGTGTGACCGTGGGCGGACGCGTCCTGTCGGTCGACAGTCTTACGCGCACGCTCACTCTGGACCGTGAGGTGGAGATACCGGCAGGCGGCAATGTGGTGCTGAACCTGGTGGGCAGCGATGGCCAGCCTGTTACCGTCGCAGTTACCGCACATCCGGCTCCGGACCGCGTGACCGTCAGCCAGTTACCCGATGGCGTGGCGGAGTACAGCGTGTGGGGGCTGAAACTGCCGGATCTGCGCCAGCGCCTGTTTCGCTGTGTGGCCATACGGGAAAACGATGACGGCACGTATGCTATTACCGCCGTACAGCATGTTCCGGAGAAAGGAGCCATCGTGGATAACGGGGCGACGTTTGATCCGTTGCCGGACACCGGTATCACGAATACGCCGCCTGCCGTGCAGCACCTGACCACAGAGATTCTGGCAGAGGAGGGGCAGTATCAGGCGCGGGCGCGCTGGGATACCCCGCGTGTGGTTAAGGGGGGGAACTTCTCCCTGCGCCTGACGGTGAAAGCGGAAAATAACAGCAATCGGCTGGCCAGCAGCCTGACACTGACAAAAACGGAGCATACTTTCCGCAACCTGACGCCGGGGCGCTACACCCTGACGGTGCGGGCGGTGAACAGCCAGGGCCAGCAGGGCGATCCGGCCAGCACGGATTTCAGCATCGCTGCGCCGGCAGTACCGTCTTATGTTGAGCTGACTCCCGGCTATTTTCAGATCACCGCCACCCCGCGCCAGGCGGTATATGACCCCACGGTGCAGTATGAATTCTGGTTTACGGATAAAAAAATCGCCGATATCCGCCAGGTGGAAACCGATGCGCGTTATCTCGGCACCGCGCTGTACTGGATTGCGGCCAGCAGCAGTATCAAACCCGGCAAGGACTATTACTTCTATATCCGGGCCGTGAACCAGGTCGGAAAATCGGCGTTCGTGGAGGCTAAAGGGCAGGCCAGCAACGATGCGGCGGGTTACCTGGATTTCTTCAAAGGGGAAATCACCGAAAGTCATCTGGGGAAAGAGCTGCTGGAGAAGGTGGAGCTGACGGAAGACAACGCCAGCCGGCTGGATGAGTTTTCGAAAGAATGGCAGGACGCGAACGGCAAATGGAATGCCATGTGGGGCGTGAAGATAGAGCAGACCAAAGACGGGAAGCACTATGTGGCTGGTCTGGGCCTGAGTATGGAGGACACGGAAGAAGGGAAGATAAGCCAGTTTCTGGTAGCGGCTGATCGTATCGCGTTTATCAACCCTGCAAATGGCAATGAAACACCCGCCTTCGTGATGCAGGGTGACCAGATATTTATGAATGAGGTATTCCTTAAATATCTGATGGCCCCGAGCATTACCAGCGGCGGGAACCCGCCGACCTTTATGCTGACGCCTGACGGCAAACTGACCGCCCGTAATGCGGATATCAGCGGCCATATCAGTGCGAACTCTGGTGCTCTCAACAATGTGACGATTGAGGAAAACTGCACCATAAAGGGGACGATGCGGGCAGAGAAGATTGTCGGCGATATCGTTAAAGCAGTTGGGCGGGCTTTCCCTGGAATTCCGGGTTTTCCGAATGGAACCCTCACGGTCCAGATACAAGATGATCACGATTTTGATCGGCAGATAATTATTCCACCCATCACTTTTGCAGGAGCAAGTGGGCAATCAGCCACAAGTAATGACCGGTGGACAGATTGTGGGCTTGTTGTGAAGCACAACGGCAGAGAGATATACAACGCATATCCCGCAATTCCAACGAAATCATTCAGTACGGTCATTGATATGCCTGCCGGAGCTGGAAATGTGACCATGAGCTTTACGGTGTCAAGCAAGGGTAATGGTGGCGGCGGCAATACTCCTGCTTTTATCAGTAACCTGCTGGTCATGGTGGTGAAGAAGAACAGCACAGGCATCAGCATTTACTGATGACTGAATCCCAAAACGAGCGCTCATTCGGGCGTTTTTTTTATGGAGGAATTATGGCAGTACTTATCTCTGGCGTATTAAAAGACGGAGCGGGGAAACCGGTACAGGACTGCATCATCCAACTGAATGCGAAGAAAACCAGCGCGACCGTTGTTGTGGAGGTTATGTCATCCTCTGTTACGGACGCGAACGGCCATTACAGCATTGAGGCTGAACCGGGTTATTACAGTGTGTCACTGCTGCGGGAAGGTTTTCCTCCCTCAGTGGCTGGCGATATTTACGTGGCCCCGACCGATACGCCGGATACCCTGAATGCGTTTCTCGATGCGCCAAAGGACGCGGACCTTCGTCCGGAGGTGATGAAACGTTTTGAGGAAATGGTAAACCGCGTAGTGGATTTGAGCGGTGCAACAGAGAAGGATAGGGAACGAGTCGAACAGGCCGCACAGTCAGCGGAACAGAGTAAAGACGCGACAGCGTTGTCTGCAACTGCTGCGGCAGAGTCACAGCGCCAGGCGGCACTCTCTGCGGGTGCTGCTGATGATTCTGCCCGGTCTGCTGCAGATAATGCCCGACAGACCGCGCAGAGCGTTCTGGCCAGCAGTGCAGATGCTGACAGTGCGGCAAAGTCGGCACAGAAAGCGCAGCAGGAGGCAGGCGCTTTGGCACAGTCTGCAGCAGGGAGTGCCGGAAGTGCATCTGCGTCAGCACAAACAGCGGGTGAGCATGCCGGTAATGCAGCCGCATCTGAAACCTCAGTGCGTGAAAGCGCCCTCACGGCTACACAGGCTGCAGAACAGGGGGATAACAGCGCTGCAGCTGCAGCGATAAGTGAGCTGCATGCCAGGGAGTTCAGTGAAAAGGCCGCTAAATCAGAGACTGCGGCATCAGCCAGTGCAGAATCGGCATCAGCAAGTGAAGCATCAGCCCTGCAGTCAGCCAAAACGGCTGAGAACCAGAAAAATCAAGCAGCTGAGAGCGCCACCCGCGCAGAACAGGCCAGAGATGAGGCCCTGACGCTGCGCGATGAAGCTCAGGAAGACGCCCTGAATGCCCGGAACAGTGCACAGGCTGCTGCTGCCAGTGAAAAAGAAAGTGGACAGGCAAGGGATGAGGCACAGCTTCTTGCTGAACAGGCCAGAAGTGCAGCCTCAAAAGCCGCCGCTGATACCATTAAAGAGATACAGGAAAGTGATGACCTCAGTGGTCCGCCAGGTCCGCAGGGGCCGGAAGGTGTAAAAGGGGATACCGGGTTAACTGGACCACAAGGACCAGCAGGTGCAAAGGGAGCAACAGGCGCTACGGGACGGCAAGGGCCGCAGGGACCGGCAGGTGTAAAAGGGGATACCGGGTTAACTGGACCACAGGGACCAGCAGGTGCAAAGGGAGCAACAGGCGCTACGGGACCGCAAGGACCAGCAGGCGCACCAGCGGGTGCTCTTCATGCTGTAGGTTCGTTTGCGCTGGCATATATGAGTGTTGGAGCACCTCTTGCCCCAGGCGCAACCGTTGCAGGGGGGAGTCTCAAGGCTTGCGGCATTATTTTTCCACCGGATCGTTATAGTACATACACTATTGATGCCTACAGGTCGGGTGTTCAATATGGGCCTTACCCTCTTCCGGGGACGTGGCGAGCTTGCGGCATTATCTCAAACCAGTGGCAAAACGGTACTACTTCGCATTATGTAGGTCTTTTTCAGCGAATTTCATAAAAGGAGATTGTATGAACATTGAGGGCATTCAGGCTCCTGAGTGGGCGAATAAAGAACATACAGCGATTAACTGCAGGGTTAAATTTGCAGAGTTTGATGAGTTTCTGCCGTTCACTGCATGTCTGAATGATTTTGAGGAGCATGGACGCCGTATCTACAGCGAGCTTGAATCAGGAAAGTATGGACCTGTCGCCCCTTATATTGTGACTGACAAGATGGTGGAGGATTTACGCAACCAGAAACTGGCTGAAATCAGCAACTGGCGGGACGTTCAGGAAAATGCCAACATTATTTTTGAACTGGACAATCGCCGGTGGGATGGAGGCAAAGCATCGCAGGAGCGTCTTGTACCCGTGATTATGGCTGGTAGGACAGGAGAGTTACCTGAGGGATTTTTCTGGACCGATGCGGATAACCACGATGTTCCGGTGAATTTTGCGTTCCTGCAACAGCTTGAGGCGGCGATGATGCAGGCAATGGTGATACACGGTTTCAGAATTCACGAACGGCAGAGGCAGATGAAATCGGAGGTAGCGTTACTTACAGATGTTAATGCCATTGCTGAATATCCAGTTGGCTAG